GCTCCCGGACGATGCTGCCCACCGGGTTGCTGTAGAGGCGGGAGGTGAGGGCCTTGATCATGACCCCGTTGGTCTCGATGGCGAAGTCGCACACCTTGGTGAGACCGGAGGACTGGTGGGTATTGTTGAGTTCGATGAGCATGGGGACCTCAAAGGAATAGGAGGAGGAGGATGAGAAGGAAGACGACGTAGTGGAGTTTCACACCGTCCTCCAGATACGGAAGCCCATCACGTTGTCTTCGCAGCGGGTCTGGCAGACGAAGCGGATGTTGTAGCGCTTGGCTATCTGTTGGGAGGCGACGCGAGCGCTATGGGCCTTGGGGAAGGGGACGAAGATGCTCTCCCCGGGTTGCATCAGGGTGAAGGGGTAGGTCTGGCGCTGCGGGGGGATGGGATACTTGGCAGAAATCTTGTACATGGCGTGGCTCCTTAGCCCCAAAGGGCGCTGATGATGTGGGAGGGGGTGGTGTCGTGATGCGATGCGGTCATCGCGATGACATCGTCGATGCTGAGGTCAGGGTTCTCCATGTTGAGGCGGTTGAAGGTGTCGCAGATTACCTGCTCAGGGGTGCGCCGCCAGTTGGGGCCAATGCGCATCCCGCTGCGGGATAGGATCATGGGCGTCCCCTATGGTCAAGGGCCGCACGTTCTTCCTCGGTTCGATGGTATAGGGGACCCTCCACTTCGAGGAGGGCACACTCCACCTGCCACGCTTCACGGGCAGCCTCGGGCGTCTTACCGTAGCCTGAGATGGTGAGGGAACCGTAGGGTTGACGGTGTTCGTGGAGACGAACCTCGGGATGATAGAGTTGGAGGGAGAGGCTCATGGTCAGACCTCCATCTTGAGGTTGTTGTGGGCGGCGAACTTGGTGAGGTTTTCTCGCATGATGCTGCCCCAATCCATGCCGGGGCGCCACGCCCAAGCAGCGGCATCGTGGATTTGCTGTAAGGTTTCGAGGTCGTCGGTGTGCCAAGGCTGGAAGAGGGGAACTTCCCGCCGAAGTTCGGGATGCTTAGCTAGAAGGCGCACCACTCCCTTACCTTCCATGAGGGGGGTGTAGTATTCGTCGGGGATTAGCCATCCCACGGCGCACTTGGTGCCGCAATCTCCCCGGTATTGGCAGCGGGTCTCTTCGAGGTCGTTGTCGAAGTAGACGGAGGGGCGGGTTGCCGAGATGAGGTTGCGGCAGATGTAGTTGAAGGATTCTTGACGGGTCATGGGTAGCTCCTTAGTGCTTGGGGTAGGAGACGTTGCGGATGGCGGGATCCCAGCACTTGCGGCAGGATCCGCACTTGCCGCCTTGGGTGTAGGCGGGGCAGGTGGGGTCGCCCTTGGTGGTGACGGACGAGGTGGGCAGACCGGCGCCCTTGAGGGTGGTGTCGAGGTGGTAGGCGGAGAGGCGCACCGTGAGGTTGGCGGGGAAGGGGTTGACGTAGGAGAGGACGAGCCCCTTCTCCTTGGTGGGGAGCCAGTGCTGGATGTCGGGGGTACGCTTCGCCACGGCCACGATCTTGTGGAGGTGGGAGATGTTCTGGAGGTCGCCGCTATCGTGCCACCGGAAGAAGCGGGGCTTCTTACCGGCGAGGTCCCGGAGGAGGAAGGACATGGCGTCAACCCAGCGGGGATCCTTGAGCGAGGCGAGGCGCCGCTCCATCGCCTGCTGTACGTTGGGGAAGTTGTAGTTGCCCTTGAGGGCGTAGCATCCGTGGCAGACGGTGCCCTCCACCTTGGCAAGCTTGGAGCCTACCTTGCAGCGCTGGGCGGGGATGGAGTAGGACCACCACGGCATCTTGCCGGGCTTGCTGAGACCTCCCACGAGGTCCCATGCTTCGTCACGTGTGAACATTTTGGGGTCTCCGTTGGTTGGGGTGGCGAAACTCGCACGGTTTTGCGGGTCCCAGCCATGCAAAGTTTGCAGGGCAGGGTTGCGGTCAGGCTCCCATGCGGCGCTCTGCGGCGGCTTCGTAGGCGTCGGCGCGACGCTGCTCCTCTTGGGAGCGGTACTCCGCGAGGTCCTCGGGGCTGCAGCGCTCCACATCGATGACCTTGATCTTGCCGGTGCCGTGGCACTCATCGCAGATGGTGTCATACCTACCGGCGCGGAGATCCTCGCGCTCGTCTTCGTCCATCTCCGCAACGTATTCCTCGGACACCATCCTGCGGGTGCCTTCCCCGTGGCAGGTGGAACAGATGGCCCACCTGTATGGGAGGTACTTGATGTTGTCCCCGTCGTAGATGCCATCGTCGATGTAGATGAAGGGGTCGGGGCGCATGGGATTACTCCACGTTGAGGAGGACGACGAGGGTGAGGAGGAGGGCGAGGGTGGCGCCGAAGACTAGCAGCTCCACGATGCCCTTGATGATGGGGTTGGGGCGCATCAGTGGGCCCCCGTCAGTTCGATGACCCAGCTTCCCCGCAGGAAGAAGGCTCGGAAGCCGATGCCTTCTCGGAGTAGGCCTGAGGTGATTGCGATGAGATCCTCGATGGTCTCCACGGTATAGGTGTACATGGGGATCCTCTTAGATGTCGGAGGTGGCGTTGATGCGGGCAGGCTGGGCGAAGATGGCATCTCGGATGGTGGTGAGATCGGCCACCGCCTTGGCATACTGGCCTCGCTTGTAGGGGATGCCGGTGTGCTTGGTGGCCATGGCGAGGAGTTGCTTGCCGGTGTAGCGGGAGTGGCTCATGCCGGTTTTGGCCATGAGGTTGAGGGCGCTCCGCACGGTGAGGAGCTGCATGATGTTGGGATCGGGGTTGACGATGGTGGTCATGGGATCCTCTTGTGGTGGTGGCGTGATTGCACACCTCAGAGGGGGAACCGCAGCTCCCCCTCCAAGCTAGGCAACGTGCCAGTTTTCCTCGTCGTAGAGCACGATGCTCTCGTGCCCGTCGTACTCGGTGATATGGAACCGTGTTCCCTGAGGGATCCATACGACCTTGAGAGTTTCGATCCCTAAGGCGTTTACATAACCCGGGTAGACATCTTCGACGTACTGGTGAAAAATTTGAGGGCGGCAACCCTCCTCCACCATTTTGACGATGGTGGGATCCCACAGAATCTGTGGGGTGTGGTTGTTCCACGTGGACCACCCGGCACCGTAACCGGGGCTGATGAGGACGGCCACCTTGCCGTCGCGGATGAGCTTGTTCATGTCAGGCTCCCTTGAGGATGGCCTTCAGCTCGGCCTTGATGCGCTTGGCGGTCTCACCCTTCCATGTGCCGGAGTTGGCGAGGAAGTAGCGGAGGATACCCTCCGCATCTTCGGCGATGTACCTCGAAGACAAGTCAACGAGAGTATGCATCGCGTTGAGGTAGGGGACAGCCCCGAAGTAGGGCTTCTTCCAGTCGGAAGAGATCTCGGCGGCGATGTCGAAGATGGGGCGCATCACAGGTTCCTTTCGAGGACAGAGGCAGAGAATCCGTCGATGAAGTCGCTGGCATACTCGTCGAAGAGTTCCTCGGCGAGACGTTCGACCTCCTTGAGGGCGGTCAGGCTATCCTGATCCTCAGGAGGGGTCCAGTTCTTGCCGAACAAGCGGCCATGGATGAAGGCGTTTCGTGCCATGGTGGTCTCCTCTGTGGTAGATGGTTTGGTCGGGACGGACGAATGGTCGCGCAAATCGGCGAGCGGCGCAAACAAAATCGGCACCGTTTTGGGGCGACGCGAAAATTGCGAGCGATTTCAGCGGGTTGGCGGCGGGTGGCACGGGCTTTGCAGGGCCGCGACATTGTGAGGGTGGGGTCTTACACGCCTTCACGGGGAAAGGCTTGATTTTATTGGGTTTGTGAAGGTTGTGAGGGTTGTGAGGGCATCTCTTCCTCCCTGAGAGGGGATGTAGAGATGGGGGAAGATTGCGCGGCGGGCCTTCACAACTCTCACAATTTCTAGGATGCTAGGGATTTCAAGGGGTTAGCGGTGAGGGGGCGGGGACGATGCTAGAGCGGGCTGCTAAGTGCTTGATATTGCTAGATGTTGCTAGATGCTGCTAGGGCGGAGGGGCGTGGAATGTGACCATATAAGGGCATCTGCATATGGACATGGGGTCCTTAGGGTCCTTAGGGCGCCATGGGGTCACATCTGGTCCGTAGTGGGGCAATCGGCACTCCGGGACCGCCCCAGAATGGATTCGATTGGGTTCGACCGGGTCGGCAGGACGTGGGACAAGGGCGACGTCCGGAGCGCTCTTGCTTCGGCAAACCGAAGGAACCTCACCATGTCCAAGCGTCCCACGAACACCGCCATGGCCGATGCCATGAAGGCCGCCGCGACCAAGGCCGCCAAGGCCAAGCCGGCTCCCCTGCAGATCCTGACAGGCCGCCAGATCGGCGAGACGCGCAACGGCAAGCCGAAGATGGACATCTGGCTGGCCAACGGCCTCCTGACGGCGCTGGTCAACAAGTACGGCGCCGACAACGTCGACGGGATCCAGCGCGGCGCCGAGTGGCTCGTCGAACAGGGGATGGTCCGGATCCCGACGGGTTGGCGCATCAAGGCCATCGCCGTGAAGGCCTTCGGCGGCAAGGTCAGCGTGCTGGCCGAAGACCCGGCGACGTCGTGGGAGCCGAAGGTCAAGGCTCCGAAGGCGGTCATCGTGGGCCTCCCGGACTGATCGACCTCAGCGCCTAGCAGCGCCCCGCAGGCTTCGGCTTGTGGGGCGTTCGCTTGCCCGCCAGATGCGAATGATTCGCAATTGCAAGTGGCCCCGGGGCTTCGGCCTTGGGGATTTTTTGTGCCCCAATTTTGGCCAGCGTTGGGCCTCATGGGGGTGGGGGAAAAATATGCCCCTTTGTCGCGGTTGGGCTTGGGACCCCTAACCCAGAAATTTTGAAATTTGCCCCATTTACACAGATGCCCCCATGAGGTATGATGCGAGGAACCCCCGGAGAACCCACATGTCCTGCCAGCTCCTCCAGACCCTCCTCCACGAATCCCTCTGCCTCTCCCTCAAGACCCAGAGTTTCCACTGGAACGTCGAAGGCCCCAACTTCGGACCCCTCCATGCCCTCTTCGGAGAGCAGTACGAAGCTTTGCAGGACGCCATCGACCTCATTGCGGAGCGCATCCGCGCTTTGGATGAGTACCCGCACCCCCACAACAGCAACGAGGGCTGCGAAGCCGTCGACCCAATTCCCCCGAAGCCCCCCAAATACACCAAAATGATTGAAATTTTGGGGGTGGACAACGAGAAGCTGGCCTACTTCTGCGCCAAGGCCTCCGCAATGTGCGCCAAAGAGGACCCCGCCACCTCCAACCTCCTTGCCGACAGGCAGGCGGCCCACTCCAAGGCCGCATGGATGCTCCGCTCCCACCTCAAATGAGTTGATTTTGCGGGCGCCCCGTATTATTTTGGGGGCATGAGAGCCCTAATCACAGGAATCGGGGGCCAAGACGGCTCCTACCTAGCCTCCTTCCTCTTGGGGAGGGGCTACGACGTCCACGGAGTGGTGCGCTCCCACATCCCCAACCTCACCAACCTCGATTTCTTCCGCATCCGGCCCCAAATCACCCTCCATGTGGGCGACGTAACGTCGGCGGGCGACATGCGGCGCGTTGTCGAGATGGGTTTCGACGAAGTGTACAACCTCGCGGCCCAGAGTTTCGTGGGCTCCTCGTGGGACACCGCCACCTCTACCACCCACGTTAATGCCTTGGGGCCCCTCAACATCTTGGAGGCCATCAGGCAGGTTTCCCCCCGCACCAAATTCTATCAGGCTAGCACCTCGGAGATGTTTGGGAACTCCCCCGCTCCGCAGGACGAGAATACGCCCTTCATGCCCCGCTCTCCCTATGGGGTGGCGAAGCTCTACGGGCACCACATCACCAAGAACTATAGGGAGTCCCACGGCATCTTCGCGTGTTCGGGCATCCTCTTCAACCACGAGAGCCCGCTGCGTGGCCCCCAGTTCGTCACCCGCAAAATCACCTTGGGGATCCATGAAATTCTGGCGGGCCGCAGCAAGCAACTCGCTCTGGGCAACCTCGAAGCCAAGAGGGATTGGGGTTTCGCGGGCGACTACGTCAGGGCCATGTGGATGATGCTGCAGGCCCGGGAGCCCGACGATTACGTGGTGGCCACCGGCGAATCGCACTCCATTGGCGACTTCCTCTTCCACGCCTTTGATCGGGTGGGGCTGCGCTGGGAAGACTACGTGGTGCGGGACCCCCGCTTCTATAGGCCCGCCGAGGTCAATTGGCTGGAGGGCAACCCCGCCAAGATTGCAACCTTGGGTTGGGAGCCGCAGGTGAGTTTCCGCCAACTGGTGGCCAAGATGGTGGACTGGGACTGCTACGGCCGCCGGTAAGGATTCCTTACTGTAGGGTCCCCCAGATAGTTGGCACTCCGTAGTACTTTGGGGACGTTCGGGTACATTTGGGGATGTCTGCGTGCGGCTACAGCTTGAAGGCGCATAGCAGCAGCAGGATCCCTAGGCAGATGGCGAACCAATGCCACTCCTGCATCTCACCCTCCCGGTAGTTGGCACTCCGTAATACTTTGGGGAAAAGGCCCCCACCCATAGCCCCACAAGGTGTAGGGTTTTTGGGCGGGGGTGGAGTTTGTGACAGGCTGAAGAAACGTAGGTGGTGGCAGGCCCCGCAGGGTCACAGCCATGTCCCGATATGGGACGGGCGCATCTTACGGGTCTTGGGGGTGGGGTCAAGCCCCCCGTCATCACGAATTGTTACAAAATGTTACGGGGGGTGTGAGGGCCGGTGAGGGTTCCCCATGTGGGTCTTCAAGGGCTAAGGTGTTGGAATTGTTGAGTTTGTGAGGGTTGTGAAGGTTGTGAACCCACTTTTTAAACTCCCGAGGAGGAATAGAGTATGGGGAAATTGGGGAAATTTGCCCTCACAACCTTCACACCTTCACATTGGGTGGGGGGTGGACCGGGGGTCTACCGCAGTATGACGGGTTTCGGGGAAGCTGTCAAGGGGCCGGGCTGCGCCCGGGGTATGCAAGAAGGGGGTTGCTTGGGCCGGGCCCCTGTGGTACAACAAGGATGCTTCGTGCAAAGGAGAGAAGATGGACGACGAGAAGAAGGACTCCACCATTCTGGGGCCTGCGGGTCTCTTCAAGGTGGCCTCTGAGCGCCTCAAGCCGTGGCGCACCCCCAACGGCGATGTCTTCGTAGACCTGTGGGTTGATGCCGTGCGCCATACCGTGGCGGTGAAGAGCGAGGCCTTTACGGGCCTTCTCTACCTCATTGCGGCGCAGGCGGCCCCCGGCAAGATGGTCAGTGCCAAGGCGGTGGATGAGATTCGGGCTTACTGCGTGGGGACGGCCCTCGCCTCCCAGCGCATTTTCCCCGCCTTCGTGCGCATTGGTGGGGATGCCCGCGCCATCTGGTACGATCTGGGGGATGACACCCATCGGTGCATTAAGTGGAGTGGCGGCGTGTGGGGGCTGGTGCAGCCCTCTCAGGATGCCCCCCGCTTTTACCGCCCGTCGGGGATGCTGGCCCAGACCCTTCCGGGGGACGAGGCTGGCAATCTGGTGGACCTCCTGAGGCGCCACGTGAGGGCGCGGGAAGATGACCTCTACCTGATTGCGGCGTGGCTCGTTGGGGCCTTTAAGGTGGGGGGCCCCTACCCCATCCTCATCATCAATGGGGAGCAGGGCTCCTCGAAGAGCACCACTACGAGGCTCCTCAGGAGGTTGGTGGATCCCCACGCCCGCGACATGAGGGAGCCGCCCAACAGCAATAGGGATCTGGTGGCCGCCGTCAAGAACTCCTATGTGCTGGCGGTGGACAACGTCTCGACCCTCCAGAATGGCCTCAGTGATTCGCTCTGTCGCATCTCGACGGGGACTGGCGCCCTCGGAGGTAGGGCCCTCTACACGGATAGCGATGAGGCTGCCTTCACGGCTTGCCGCCCCATCGTGCTCAACGGGATTCCCGCCTTCGCGGAGAGGGAGGATCTCGTCTCGCGGAGCATCAATGTGGAGCTGCCCTCCATCCCCGCTACGGAGAGGATGGATGACGATACCTTCTGGGCGCGCTTCGAGGAGGATATGCCTCTTATCCTCTGTACCCTCTTCGAGTGCGTGGCCAAGGCGCAGCGGGGCTTTGCCGACGTGAAGCTCAGCGAGAGCCCGCGCATGGCCAACTTCGCAAGGTGGGCGTATGCGGGGCTGGGGGCCGAGGACGGCAACAAGTTCCTTGATGCGTACTCCAAGAACAAGATGGAGGCTTCGGCCCACTTCATCGAGCACAATGAGGTGGCGCAGGCCCTCGTCTCCCTCATGAAGGACAAGGAGGTGTGGTTCGGTTCGTGGAGCAAGCTGCTTCACGATCTGGGGCCCCCGGGCATGCACAAGTATTGGCCCAGCAACTCCCTCCAGTTGCGCAACAAGATGATCCGCCTGAGCGAGGACCTGCGCAAGTGCGGCCTTGAGTGGCGCAGCAACGGACGCGAGGGCGGCACGGGACGCAGCAGCATCGAAGTGAGGCGCCTCAAGGCGTATGTCAACACCCACATCCTTACGAGCGTGACATGAAAGAGATACCGGAGTTGGAGGCGGCCAAGGAGGTTGCGAGGAAGGAAAGGCCTCGCATCCTCTTCAAGAAGCGCTTTAGGGAGGACCTCAGTCCCGAGGAGGAGGTCTTCTGCCGCGAGTACGTGCTGCATGGCAACGCCACGCAAGCCATCAAGGCTACGGGCTACGATGGGCGCAATCCTTCCGTCATCGGGAGTAGCTGGCTGAAGAGGCCTCGCATCCAGAAGAAGTTGTCGAGGTTGAAGACGCGGGATGAGGCGCAGGCCGACATGACCCGCGACATCTACCTTGCGATGCTCAAGGATACCTACCAGAAGGCCATGGCCGACGGCGACTACAGCGGCGCTAACAGGGCCATGGAGCTTATCGGGAAGCATCTGGGGTACCTCGTGGACCAGAAGGCCATCCTGACGGCCACCAAGAAGTTGGACTCGCCCGACCAGATGGAGGCCGAGGTGCAGCGCCTCGCCAAGATTGCGGGGGTGGCGCTTGGCGGCGAATGAGGAACTGCTCGTCAAGCTGAAGGATCTGGCGGAGATGAAGTGCCGCCAGTCCTACTACGCCTACCTGCAGTACGCGGCCCCATGGATCCTGCCCGAGGGCTTCGTGGATGGCGAGCACATCCGCAAGATTGCGGAGCTGCTCCAGTGGGTGGAGGAGACGCCCCGGGCACGCGCCATGATCTTCATGCCCCCTCGCAGCATGAAGAGCGTCAATGCGTCCGTGCTCTACCCCACGTGGGTTTTGGGTAGGCATCCCACGTGGCAGGTGATGGGGGTGAGCTACGGGCAGGAGCTGGCCAACGCCTTTGGCAGGGATACCCGCAATCTCATCATGAGCGAGGATTATGCGGGCGTGTTCCCCACGAGGATCAAGGGGGACTCGCGGGCAACCAACCGGTGGGATACGGAACAGGGAGGCAGATATGTGGCTGCTGGCATCACTGCTGGTATTGCTGGCCGGGGAGCTAATCTTGCGATAATCGACGATCCCCTCAGCGAGCAGGACGCGATGTCGAAGAGTGCCCGCGAGTTCGTCAAGAACTGGTGGCCCGGCGGTCTCCGCTCCCGCCTCCAGCCGGATGGGCGCATCCTCATTGTCACCACGAGGTGGCACGAAGATGACCTTGCCGGATGGCTCCTGAGCAATGCGGAGGCTGACCCCAAGGCGGAGCAGTGGCGGGTCCTCAGCATCCCCGCCCTCAACGAGGAGGAGGAATCCTACTGGCCGGAGAGGTGGCCCGCCGAGTACCTCAAGGGGTTGCGGGACGATCCCACGATGCCCCGCTCCCAGTGGAATGCCCTCTACATGCAGGAGCCCACCGGGGAAGAGGGCAACCTCATCAAGATGGAGAACATCCGGTGGTGGGAGAAGGACAAGCCGCTGCCCCCCTGCGATGCCATCATCATGAGTGCCGACACCGCCTTCGGCAAGAAGGAGAGCAACGACTACAGCGTGTTGCAGATCTGGGGCATCTTCAATACCCTCCATGAGGACAGCCGGGGAAAGGAGTCCTCCGTTCCCAACGCCATCCTGCTGGCCAACCGCCGAGGCAAATGGGAGTACCCCGAACTCCTTGAGCAGGCCCGCCAGCTCTCCAAGAAGTATAACCCGGACCGCATCATCGTGGAGAAGAAGGCCTCGGGTGAGGTGCTCTACCCCGACCTCCAGAGGGCTGGCCTTCCGGTGGTACCTTACGTGCCGGGCAAGGGTCAGGACAAGATGGCCCGCCTCCATGCATGCATGCGCTTCTTCGTGGCGGGGCGGGTGTGGTTCCCCGACGAGCAGAATTGGAGCTTCGACTTGGTGGAGGAGGCCCTCGCCTTCCCCAAGGGGAAGAACGACGACCAAGTGGACGCCATGACCATGGCCCTCCTCTACCTCCGCGACAGCTACGCCCTCTACAACCACGACGATGCGGTGGGGGACGAAGAGGTTCCCCGGCGGCGCCGTACCTACTGGACTTGATATTTCCCCCAAAAGGTGATAGGATTTGGTAATGCCCATTGAGAACCCCAATCCCCTAGAGCCCATCGGGTTGAAGGCCGCCATCGTCGAGCTTGATGATGGGGGCATCGACGTGGAATTCGGGGAGGAGGAGGCCGTCCTCGTGGATCCCCGCGACCACGGGGCCAACCTTGCCGACGTCCTCTCGGAGGGTGAGCTGGCCATGGTGGGCACCACCGTGTGCGAAAACGTGAAGGCCGACCTCGACTCGCGCGCCGAGTGGGAGAACCTCATCGTAAAGGGCATGGAGGAGCTGGGCCTCAAGATCGAGGAGACCTCGGAGCCCTTCGAGGGAGCATGCGCCGCCAACCACCCCCTCCTCTTGGAGAACGTGGTCAAGTTCCAGAGCAAGGCCGTGCAGGAAATCTTCCCTGCGGCGGGCCCCGTCCGTACCCGCATCTGGGGCGCCACGTCCCCCGAGAAGGAAGCGGCAGCCTCCCGCCTCAAGGAGTTCCTCAACTACCAGATCCTCGAAGAGATGGTGGAGTACTTCGATGAGACCGAGAGGCTCCTCTTCGCCCTTCCCCTCGTGGGATCTTGCTTCCGAAAGCTTTATTTTGATACTGGCGTTGACCGACCCGTGGCTGAGTACGTGCCAGTCGACCAGTTCGTCGTCTCCTACAATGCCCCCGACCTTCGCAGGGCAGATCGCTACGCCCACATCATCTACCGCACCTCCGAGGATCTGAAGGGGGACATGGCGTCGGGGCTCTACCGTGATGTCACGGTGGGCTCCCCGGGCATGATCGACCAGAGCATCATTGCCGCCAAGGTGGACGAGCTGCAGGGCGTGGCCCAGCCTTCCAACTTCAAGGCCCACGTCCTCTACGAGTACCACGGCTACTTCAAGTTCGACGACCTTGAGGAGACGCAGCAGGGCCCCCTGCCCTACGTGGTGACGGTGGACAGCACTTCCCGGCGGGTCCTCTCCGTGCGGCGCAACTGGGATCCCATGGACCCCAAGAAGCGCAAGCTGGAGTGGTTCGTCCACTACCGCTACGTCCCCACGATGGGCTTCTACGGGCTGGGGCTCATCCACCTCATTGGCTCCCTCTCGAAGACCGCCACCCTCACCATGCGGGCGCTGGTGGACGCGGGCATGTTCGCCAACCTGCAGGGCGGCTTCAAGCTGAAGAGCATGCGCGTCGTGGGCGGCAACGACCCCATCGGTGCGGGCGAGTGGCGCGACGTCGATGCCACCATCCAAGACATCTCCAAGGCGATCTACCCCCTCCCCTACAAGGAGCCGTCGCAGACCCTCCTTGCCCTCCATGATAAGGTGGTGGCGGCAGGCCAGAAGTTCGCCGACACCACGGAGCAGGTGATTGCGGATTCGACCAATTACGGCCCCGTGGGCACCACGCTGGCACTTCTGGAGGCCTCCACCAAGTTCTTCAGTGCCACCCACAAGCGCATCCACGCCGCCCAAAAGCAGGAGTTCAAGATCCTGCGGAGGCTCGACAAGGACTATCTCTCGCGCTACCCCTACCCCGTGCAGGGCGCGCCCCCCGAGATTTTCCGTATGGATATAGGGGCCGAGGTCGATATCATCCCCTCGTCGGATCCCAACACGCCCTCCAACGCCCATCGCCTCACGAGGGCCACCACCCTCCTGCAGATGGCGTCGAATAACCCCCAGATGCACGACATGCGCGAAATCTACAAGCGCGTCTATTCGGCCATGGAGGTCGATAACGTCGATAAGATCCTGCCCCCGCCGCAGGACCCGATGCCCCTCAGCCCCCTTGAGGACATCATGGCTCTCTCGCAGGGCAAGCCCATCAAGGCCTTTGCGGGGCAGGACCACCAAGCCCACATCCAAGCCAAGATGGCCTTCATGCAGGACCCCATGGGAGGGGCC